TGTGTCGCTCAACGGGTTCTCGGTGAGCGTCAACACTGACGACGTGGTGGAAGCTGAGATCAGCTTCAGCCTGGCTGCACAGCCGACTGCGCTGTTTGGCGTGAAGCTGTAAGCAGACTGAGTGAGAGGACGATGAGCCCCTGCGAAAGCGGGGGCTTTTTTGTTCGGTAGGCTTGGCACGGCGGATGGTGACTCTCTGCCGGCAAGAGTGTGGGGAGCGCTGCTCCCCTGCTTGTCTAGAGTGATTCCGAGTCACTACTCCTAGGTATGGATCGGGCACTGGACCGCTTGAAGGCCGCCGTGAGCATGGCGCCTGTGCGTAAATCGGTGGAGCTTCCTGACGGATCGGAATTTGAGTATTGGCATACCCCGCTGACGCTGGCGCAGCGTGCCAAGGCGCAAAAGGCCAGTGGTGATGACGCCACCGCGTTTGCACTTCAGCTGTTGATCATGAAAGCTGTGGACGAGCAAGGGAGCCCCTTGTTTGTTCAGGCGGAGGCGGCGGAGCTGCGCAATGCACTGCCGGCCAATGTGGTGGATCAACTGCTGCTGCAGCTGCTGGATTCAGGCGAGAAGGACAAAGAAGAGGAGGAGGATGATCTGGACCCCAAGCCCTCGTCCGCCTCTTCAAGGAAGACTCGTGGCTGAATTTTCAGTTCCTGCTGGCCTCTGAACTGCACATGACGGTTGGGGAGCTGCAGGAGCGGATGACACCAGAGGAGATGGTGCTCTGGAACGGGTACTACAGCTGGCGGCACGAGGAGCGGGAGAAGGCGGAGAGGAAGGCCAGCTGGCGTCGGTAGACTTGACCTAGGCATTGGTAGTGGCGGGTGGCAACGCAGTTCGCGGTTGATCTCGTCTTTAAGAGCCAAGGCGTCAATAACATCCGCGAGTTTGAGCGGCAGCTGCAAGGCGTCACCGATCAAGCGAAAACAGCTGGCAGTTCGCTGGAGAAAGCGGCGGCGCAGGGCAGCGCTGGCTTTGGTGCGTTGAAAGCAGCGATTGCGGGCTTGGGCATTGGCCTGCTCGCCAAAGACATTGCCAGCGTTGGTGATGCGTCGCAGAAGAGCAAAATTCAGCTGTCAACCCTGGCCGGTGCCTACGGCGAGCTAGAGGTTGCTTCTTCAGCGGTGCAGCGCATCCAGTCGGTGCTCGGCGTCTCTGCCATTGATGCGCGTGAGGGCTATTCGCAGCTCTATGCAGCGCTGCGCGGCACGGGCATTTCAGCGCAGCAGCTGGAGGTGCTGTTTGTTGGCTTGACGAAGGCGGCGCGGCTATCTGGTGCCGGGGCGCAGGAAGCGCAGGGCGCACTGCTGCAGTTGAAGCAGGGCTTGGCGTCTGGCGTGCTGGCGGGCGATGAATTGCGGGCTGTGCTGGAGTCAATGCCGGCGCTGACGCAACAGCTGGCCAAAGATCTTGGCGTCACCGTGGGTGAACTGAAGAAGCTCGGTGCAGAGGGGCGGATCACCTCTGACGTGCTGTTCAAGGCCGCGCAGACACTGGCCACCTCAGCGGTGCCGGCCATGACGACCACAGAGTCGTTGGGCGTGGCATTCCAGAACCTCAAGGAGAAGATCGCCGAGGCATTTGGCCCTGCGATCGTTGGCGCCATGGCCAGCTTCACCGCGGTCATCAAAGTCGCCGGGGCAGCGATCACCGCTTGGCGGGAGCCATTGACTGGCATCGTCACCGGCCTGGTCAACTTCGCCAAAACGATGGCGCCGATCGCCGCCGGCATCGCTGTTGTTATTGGTGCGATGAAAGCCTGGGCGCTGGCGCAGAAGGCGGTTCAGGCCGGGCAGGCGGCAATTCTTGCCATGTCGGGCCCCGGTGGCTGGGCGTTAATCGCGGCGGGCATTGGCGCGTCTGTGACGGCGGCGGCGGCATTTGATGCCGGCATGAAGAAAGTGAATGAAGGGATGGCGCAGATCAGCGCCGAGACCGCCAAGGCCAAGCAGGAGTTCATCAACATGGCCACCACGGCACCGGGCCTGCAGGCCGGCGTCGGGGAGGTGCAGGCCCAAGCCGAGCAGATGAAGAAGGCGTTTGAGGCCGGGAAGCTGGCGATCGAGGGCCAGTACAGCGCCCTGCAGCGTGCTTCTGAGGCGCAGACACAACAGGCAGATAACAACCAGCGGATTGCAGAGGCACGGATCGCGGCGGAGCAGGCCATCAATCAGGTGTATCTGGAGCAGGCGCAGCGCCAGCTGCAGGCCGCTAAGAGCCAAGGCGATCGCGTCACGGCGGCGCAGATGATCTACGACCTGACCGTTCGCCAGGCCGAGCTGGAGTTTTCGGCATCGCAGGTCAGCATCGCTTCTGAGGTGCAGAAGTCGCAGATCGCACTGGAAGCGGCAAGGGTCAAGCAGCAGGAGCTGGCGGCTGTGGTGGCCTTGGCCGAAGCACAAGGCGTTGCAACGGCTAAGCATCAAGAGGCACTGGCGGCTCAGACCGCTGCGGTGCAGATGAGCCAACAGATGCTGCAGACCACCACGCAAGTGGCAGAACAGCAGCTTCGCGCTGCTGATGCCCTGTTCCGAGGGCGTGTTGCTGCAGCGGAGGCGGCTTACAGCCAAAACATTGTGGCCAGTGCAACGGAGAGCGCTGCCAACAGCGCAGGGACGTTTGCCACCAACATGGGCAATGCCGCCAGCTATGCGCAAGCAGCGGCTGGTGCCGTGAATGCGATCGCCTCAGCGTTGGCATCCAATGGCGCCGGGATGGGCAGTGGCCTGTTCCATGGCATGAGCTTGGGCGCTGCTGGTGGCAACGGTGACTTCATGAGTTGGGCCCAAGGGGAGATGGATCGCCTATTCAACAAGGGCGGAATTGCTGGGGGGATGCTGTGGGAGCAGGACTATGCACGATTGAAGGCACAGATTGCGGCAGCCGCCAACAATTTCAATAGCGGCGGTCGCCCGCAGTCGCCACCGTCTTTTAGACGGTATGCCGAAGGTGGGTATGTCACCAAGCCAACCAATGCCCTAATCGGCGAGGGCGGCGAAGCGGAGTATGTGATCCCGGCCTCGAAGATGTCATCGGCGATGATGAACTATGCCCAAGGCCGCCGCGGTGATGCCGTGCTGCAGGATCCGCAAATCAGCGTGACCTATGCGGGCAACATCATGCAGATGGACAATCAGAACTATCTGAGCACCAATGCCGTGCCTGGGATCATCAACGATGCGGTGAAGCAGACGATTGGAGCGATCCGCCGCAACCCAGCGCTGCGTCGTGAGATCGGCGTGACACGATGACGCAATCAGCTGTTGGGGCGTTTTTAGTGCTTAGGCCCAAAAACAGTGGGAGAGCTACGTTGCGGGTGCAAAATTTTAAGCCCGATGCGAGTATTGGCGCGCATGATTTTTACCCGTTTAATGTAACCTCAATCACGAGCACGCGAACGGCAGCCAAGGAAGACATAACGATTGAGATGGGCTTGTCCGAGCAGGTGCTAAACGTGTTGCTTGATGGATTGCAAAACGGTCACATCGTTCAGCTGTCGTTAAAGAAGCTTGATGATGCAGTTACGGCGTCACCCAAGCCCGGAGCATTGCTTGCAAATTTCTTGGGAGAGGTTGTAAGCGTGTCATACAACGAAGTTATGATTGAGTTGAGCGTTGGCAGCGTGCTGGATCCTGTTGAGGCACAGGCACCGCCGCGAAAATTCACAACGTCGTTGATTGGGACGCCACCACAGCTATGACGAGCCCCGCATTCCTGATCCCGCAAAGCGCATCCGCCTCGGTGTCAACCAACTTGCGGCGGGATGAATACGCCGCAATGATGACCACTGATCACGACTTGGTGGCAGATCAGCGCGGGACATCCATTGGCAATTCAATCCCTTTGGTGTTTTGCAAGCAAGAAAACACACAGGGTGGTGTATGGATTACGCCGCCTGCCGCCCGCTATGGCGGCAAGCTGCATCCGATTGAGAAGGACTATTTTGCATTTGGCCTGGTCTTATCAGACGGAAAGATTGGAGAAGTTGACATTGCAGATGTCAGAAAAGGTGCTTCAGCCTTGTCTTCTCTCGAAGGCGCCATTGCATTTCGATACGGGTCACTGGCGACTGAAGGTTTTGATTACACGTTGTCTGTAATCAAGCCAGGCTCACCTGAGGTTCCGGTAGTGCCCGGCTATTGGGTGCCGCGAAATGTATTTATACAAGAATCGCATAACCGTGTGTCTTGGAGTGGCAGATGGACACGCATTCCCAACTGCCGGTCGATAAGCGCAAAGATGCGCCGCAGAAACGGCGGCGGTATTGGTATGTGGTATGACTACACAAATTTTGATGGCGCACGCTGGTCTGCGTACAATCCAGGGAAAAACATTGCGCAGTTCAGCGATCTTGACCTTATGAGTATTTCATTTCCTAGGCAGGACATTGACTTCTTCCATTACGGAACAGACACCGTAGACAACAGCGACTACGACATTGAAATTACTGCCACTGTTGATGATTGGATACCGGAAATTCCGGGGACGCCTGCGGTGCCAGATGAAATCACAGGTTTGCCTTTGCATCCAGGCAACGGCGGCAGCTTTGAAGGAATGAGCACGCTGGCTGTTAAAGGATGGGTCCCAACAGAAGCAGGCGACAATGCGTACAAGCAGCAAGTGCGAGTATTCGTCAGAAATGGCGTAGAGGTAGAAAATGTGTTAACGGGAACTGTAGAAAGCAGCCGAAATTTTGCCGATCTTACCTACTACTTGTTGAGCAAAACGCATGTTAATGATTCCGCCATGCTTAGCAGAGAAAACTTTAAGCTGGCTTCAATCATGACCGAAAATCTTGGCATGTACTTTAATGGAGTGCTGGCTAATAGCGTCAACATCCGCGAGTATCTAGCAAAAGTTGCTCCAATGTTTCTGACTTGCCTGGTCAAGCAAAAAGGGCAGTTCACGCTGCGCCCGTTGTATCCAACGGAGGCAAACGGAGCGCTAAGCGTTGCGCCCGTGACACCTGCGGCGCGATTCGACAAGAACAACATCATTAGCGGTTCTTACGGGTACGTCTCGATTGACCGCAGCAAGCTCTTGCCGTTCCAAGTCAGCATGACGTGGCGATCTCAGTCAAACCAGGAATACAGCGTTTCTCGCGCAACAGAAGTTAAACACAAAGACTGCCCTGTTGATGCTCCATTTGAGCAGTACGACATGGAAGAGTTCTGCGTGTACGAGTCCCATGCAATTTTCACTGCTAAGCATCTGCTGGCCCTGCGGAAGCACATTACGCACATGATTAGCTTTGAGGCCATTCCGGGGGACATTTACCTTGACCCCTTGGACATCATTCAGGTGACTTGGGGTGTTGAGAGCACTTTGGGCGATGTGGCGCCAGTATCAAGGTTTTACCAAATCGACGCGGTGACACGAGGCGCCAATGGTGTTTATGCTATTGAGGCAACTCATTTTCCGACAACAAGTGATGGAAAGTCGCTGGTTGTTCAGGAACTCTTTAGCGACAACTTCACAGTGACCTGATCATGGCCGTAGCCGCATTCCCTGGACTGAAGCCATCGGCGCGTAGCTGGACGGTCGGTAGCAGGCCAGTAAAGAGCTTTACGTCGCTCAGTGGTTATGAGGCCAGGGTGCTGCTGGGGCCCTTGGCGATTGGCGGAAGCATTGGCTTGCAATTTACAAATCTGCTTGAAGCTGACGTGCTGCAGATCACGGGGCACTACGAGACAGCGAAGGGTTCATACGAGGTCTTTGATCTCCCCGCAAGCGTTTTTGCAGGCATGGCCAACGGCAGTTCAGTGACCCCGGCAACGGCCAAATGGCGTTATGGCGGCCCGCCGTCTGTGGACTGGGTTGCGCCAGGTATTGCTAGCGTGAACGTAAGTCTTGTGCAGGTCTACTGATGGCAAAGCAGTTCACCGGCATTGACGGCGCCTTGTATTTGGACGGCAATAAGGTTGGGAAGATTGTTGACTGGAGCTTGTCGGCTGCAGCTGATGTGCTGGAGACCACCACGCTGGGCGACTTCCACCGCACGTACATTTACGGCGTGCAGCAACATTCTGGTTCCTGTACGTTGCTTTATTACGAGGAAGATTCAGGCGCGATTACTGGCAGTGGGCTGATTAGTGATGTGCTGCGAACGACGCAGACGCCTACCGCTCCAACTCATACGCTGGAGCTTCGCTATGAAAACGGAGCCAGAACACATGCGGTGAAGTTCAAGGCGCTGTTGAATCAGGTAGAACTTGCGGCGGCTGTTGGATCGGTCATGACGGCCAACATTGCATTCACTGTGACAGGAGCGCTGGAAACGGCGTCGGTGGTCTGATGGCTGTTTGGCTTGGCGAAGCTGGTGGTTTGCGGCTGGCGCGTATAGCCGAAGAGCGCGTTTATGCCGAGATCAGTCCTGCGGATGTGGTGCCTGAGACGCGGCGGCTTGGCCTAGATAAGGCTGTCGGTAGCTTCACGACGGGTGATTTAGTTTGGATTCGCCGTGTTGATGCCAGCGGCAATCAGTCCAGCCAAAACCTTGACTTTGTGGCACCAAGTGGGTGGCCTGACAACAGCTTGCATCCTGACGGTCAGTGGTTTGTCAATAGCGACGGTCTTACCTTGAGGTTGTACCGCACTTGGCAGGATGCACTGCAGGGCGGGTTTGCCAATGCTGTTGATCTGACTACGCCATCGGGCAACTACAGGCTCAGCATCGAATTAGGCAAGGATGACGCAGAGTGCTTGGCGCAAACGGTTTCTTGGGAGTTGAACACCAACCGTGAGGTGGTGGACATCACGCCGCTAGGCGAGTCATTCCAGCGGCAGATGGGCACGCTGATCAGCGGCAGCGGTACGGTCAACTGCCTGTTTGATTCCAACTGGCGTGCCTGTGATGACGCCTATGAATCGCGGGCTGAGTCGCCGCTGTATTTGCACCGCCTTGCCATGCGGCAGCAGATTGGCAGCACCTTTCAAGGGGTGTTCCTGCTGAAGCAGGCGGGCGCTGTGCCGCTCGCGTCAATGATCGGATCGGCAGAACGCAAGCGAGAGCTGTTCTATTTATGTGATTGCGTCATTTCACAAGTTGCTGTTGCGTTGAATCCAACAGGGCCGATCACAAGTCAGATCAATTTTGTGACAACCGGGCCGATTCAGTTGTTATTTAGCAACCCAGGAGATTACTTGCTGAAGGAACAAGGAGTGGGCGAAAAGATCC